TCAAATGCTGACACTGCAACAACCAATGCCAATACAGCGACCAGTAAAGCAAATACTGCTGCTGAAACAGTTCAGACAAAATTAGAAAACAACGATTTTGTTCCGAATATTGTATTCACAGTTGAAACTGGTTTACCAGGAACGAATGTTGCAGTTGAGCAAACAGGTACAGGAAAAACCATTGCACTGAAGCTTACGATCCCACGCGGAGACACGGGAAGCCTCGAAAATATTGATGAGGTGCTCGACACCGAATTTCGGAATCGAGATATGGTCCCCCTGACCAATGAGTCGATCGATTCCGCAATAGCATCGGCCGAGGGGGAATAAGTATGCGATCCATAGACGAGACCTTTGAAACATTTGGCAAACGAGTTTTATGGCTCGGCTACGCTGGAGAAGAGGATCGAAGCACTTTGATCGTCGATCTCCATGATATTCTACTTGAATTTCCAGGTGCGACTGCCGTTTTAAAAGTTCGGCCTCCGGATGAAAAAGCAGCATATCCGGCTATAACCGAGACGATAGACGACAAATTACATTGGTCTATTGGCGATTCCGACACAGCTAAGGAAGGTCGAGGCGAACTGCAACTGTCGTTGATATCTCCGACAGGAAGTAAGATCAAGACGGCAGTAGCGGCTATGGAAATTAGCAGAAGTCTACCCGATGGGGGGCAAAAACCTGACAGAATAGATGACTGGATGGAAAATGCAGAAGTTGCTCGAAAAAAAGCGGAAGAGGCCGCGACGAAAGCAAATACTGCTGCGTCAAATGCTGACACTGCAACAACCAATGCCAATACAGCGACCAGTAAAGCAAATACTGCTGCGTCAAATGCTGATACCAAAGCAAATCTTGCTAATGATGCCGCAACCAACAATGCGAATGCAGCGACAACCAAAGCTAACGAAGCGGCGACGAAAGCGACTGATGCGGCTAAAAGAGCAGAAGATGCCGCTGAGAAGGCCGACAAAGCGCGCCAGAATATTCTGATCGGCAGCGAAACGGGCAATCCTGTATCTGTCTCCGACGCTTTTTCCGCGCCGCTGTGCGGGCTGACTGTCTACGGCAGAAGTATCCAGGATGGCACGCCGACTCCCGATGCGCCTGTTCCGATTGTAAGTGCGGGAGATGGCGGGAGCGTGGCGGTGAAGGCGACAGGGAGGAATCTACTGAATATTCCTGACGGGTCAGGGACCGCTAGAGGTGTAACGGTTGCTGCAAAAGATGGGTTAATATCAATTTCAGGGACGGCAACTAGTTCTGGCTACGCTTGGTTAAACATCCCACCATTTATTGCATCCGGTGTGGTGATTTTATCATCTAGCATCACATCTCCAAAAGTGAAACTTGTAACAGAAACGTGGATAATTATTCTTAATTTAGGCATCGCCAATAAAATGTCTGATAGGGTAACCAAAATAGTTTTTATGGTAACTGAAGGACAAACATACAATCTCACTGGCGTAAAAGTCCAGGTTGAGCTTGGCACAACTGCCACGGAATACGAACCCTACCGTGAACAGCTTCTCACCCTTCCCACTCCCAACGGCCTGCCCGGCATCCCTGTCACCTCTGGCGGCAACTATACGGATGAAAATGGGCAGCAGTGGGTTTGCGACGAGGTGGACTTTGGCAAGAGCGTAAAGGTGCAGAGGATTGATAAGGGTGCTTTTGATGCCACCAAAACACTTGCCGAACAAAATGCAACTCTCGCCACGCCCATCGAAACCCCGCTCACCCCTGACGAACTCGCCGCCTACAAAGCGCTGACTACCTACGCGCCCAACACCGTGGTGCAGGCCGCAGACGGCGCGGGGTTGAAACTGGACTATCAAAGAGATGTTAACATCGTGATCAAAAATCTTGAGGACGCGATTACGTCTATGACTACAACCTAAAGGAGGAAAGCATATGGCAATCAAAAGCAAAGCTCGGCACGACCTGACCCTGCGCTCCATCAAGCGCGAGATCGCCGCCGGGCGAGATGTGGCCTATTGGCTGGACAAGGCATACACCCATCTTGACAGCGGATTGCTGACGGAAGACGACATCGCGGAGATTGAAGCCCTTGCACAGGCGTATTATGACGCGATTGACCGTCAGTATATTGCTGTTGATACATTAGAAGAAAGCTAAAAGGAGCCTGGCTTATGAATGTTATCGCAACAATCATTATCGGAGCACTCGCAATGCTTGCCGTTGGAATTGTCATTGGCAAGTTCATTCGTGCCGGTGGCAGCTGGGATAGATAGCCAAAGGAGGATCTGAATGGCTTATTTGGATGGAGGTGGCTTAACTTACCTCTGGGCAAAAATCAAGGGTGCTTTTCTTGGTAAAAATGATAAAGCATACGATTCAGCCAGACTCGGCGGAAAGATGCCAGAATATTATATTCAGCCTGCAAACTTGTTGGATAACAGTAATTTCTTGAATCCGGTTGCACAAGCAGGAGTCAACGGCCTTCATGGTTCGATTGCATATGCAATCGACCGCTGGGACAGAACAACTGGTGCTACGGTTTCCCTTGTCTCGAATGGTTTGAAAGTCGTATCTGACAAATCGAACTGGGTTGCTGGGATTCAGCAGAAAATCGAAGCAAAACGATTTGCTGATACGATGACGCTTGCGGTGCATGGCATTTTTCCAGTTGCATGCAGATTATATGCATATATCGGCAGCGGTACTGTAAATTTTGGTGATCCCGGCTATTTTCAAGGTGATCCGGCAGAGCACACGCTGGTTCTAAAGTTGACAAAGCCTAGCGGCCTAGCCGGTGATGAAGTGGTGAACATTTATATTTCGCCTGATACCGGCAGTACGGGAACGGCAGCAATCGTTCAGTGGGCAGCCCTGTATGAGGGCGAATACACCGCCGAAACCCTGCCGCCGTATGTGCCGAAAGGATATACCGTTGAATTGGCCGAGTGTTTGCGATACTACCAAAAAATCAAAGCTGACACTCATACTTTTCCGGGATATTGCGGAAACGGTGTTGCATACGCGTTCATTCCTTTACAACCGGCAATGCGAATCACTCCGACAGTAACGACGAGTGCGAAATTTTATTACACGCTTGGGGATAAGCAGGGCTCGACGACCGCGACAGCGACTTTGCATCGGGCATCTGCGGATCGTGCGATTGTCAAATGCGATATTTCCGTAACGGGCATTGCCACCGGCGTAATTACTCCGCAAGGCGACATTGACATTTCTGCCGATCTGTAAAGGAGGGATGGCATGGACGAAGAGCTTTATAAGGTACTGGTGCGGGTTGACGATGCAAGTCGAGTGACAGCCATCAATTCTGATGCATTCATTTCGGATGAAACGGGTTGGACGGTTGTCGATGTCGGTACTGGAGATCGATACCATCATGCCCAGAATAATTATTTGACATATCCGCTCATTGACGATCGAGGCGTATATCGCTACAAATTTGTTGACGGCGTGGTTGTCCAGAGAACGCAGGCTGAGATGGATACTGATTATGCGAATCAACCTGATCCGGAACCATCCAAAGAGGAAAAAGAAAAAACACTAACGAATGCCAGAATTCAGGCATTGACGGACAGAAACGAGTTCATTGAAGATTGCATTGCAGAAATGGCGGCGGTCATTTATGCGTGACATCTTCTGGGGGCTCTTTCTTTTATTTTTGGGCGAAGGAGGTGAGATCATGATGGCAATGTTTTTCGCGCAGCGCGTAATTCTTGGTAAGACTGCATACAAGGATGTCCCGGCTAAGCTCAAGCCTCAGGTGAAGGAGCTGCTGGTGGATTCCGGTCTTCCGGAACTGGCTGAGGAGTAAAGAACTGAATCTTTGAAAGGAGAGCACAATATGCAGCGATATCCGGATAATAGACCAGTGGGGTATCAAGGAATGTATCCTTATCAGATGCCTCAACAGCCTATTCAGATTCCGGCCAATCCATACATGGAGCCCGCTTCCCAAAACCGTCAGCTCAGTTTGAGAGGGCGGTCAGTGGCGAGCGAAAATGATATTCGTCCAAACGACATTGTTATGGATGGTGGCGTGTCATTCTTTCCAAAAGACGATGGACGATTTCGAGGAGGCAGATGAATACGGACGGCGTGGATATCACAGGCGACCGCTTAGAAAGCCTCATCCATATGACTACGAAGATCGTCTGAATCGCGAAGGCGGTTTTGAGGAAATGCTTCGAGAGGGCGACCGCCATACCGAACATCCTCGATATGGTCAGGCTTACAACGAGTATCAGTCTGCCAAGAGGCATTACACGATGACCAACTCGCAGACGGATAAGGACGAAATGACTCGCCATGCTAACGAGCACGTTGCAGATACGATGGAGACTGTTCGGGAAATCTATAAGAGTGCCGATCCAGATCTCAAAAAGCGTATCAAGACGGATCTGACAAAACTCATCAGCGAAATGCCGGGCTAAAAGCAATGAAAAGCTTCCTACTAAATGGATATTTATGGAAGCTTGAGCATGTAAGCCCCGATGATCCGATTCTCATGGATCGAAACGGACGATTCAGCGTGGCAACGACAGACCCTCGAACGGGATCGATTTATATTTCGAATCGCTTAACCGGCCACTTTAAAAATCGTGTTTTGATTCATGAGATCGGACATTGCGTTTTATTCAGCTTCCATCTGATCGACGACATCTACCGCATGGTAAAGCCGGAGTACCGCACAGAAGCGGAAGAATGGATATGTAACTTCATAGCCGACTATGGTATGAAGATATTTGAAAGCATGTACTTTATCCTTGGCGATGAAGTTTGGACATATATTCCAAGAGAACTCGAACGAATGATCGGATAGGAGGTGATGGCGTGGATAGTCGATTGGAAATCTTTGTCACGATTATCTGCTCCGTAATTGCATCTTCCGGATTCTGGACGTGTATGCAAAAGATTACGGATAAAAAAGATGTAAAGACGCAAATGTTGATCGGCCTGGCTCACGATCGAATTGTCTGGCTTGGCATGCAGTATGTCGAGCGTGGATGGATTACGCAGGATGAATACGAAAATTTGTATGAATACCTGTATAAGCCATATGAGAAGATAGGCGGCAATGGCTCAGCAAAGCGAATCATGCAGGCAGTCAACAACCTGCCGATTCATAAATCTTCTTATACGAAAGGAGTAACAAAATGACGCTGAACAACAAAACTTACGATGTGATCAAGTGGATTGCGCAGTATTTCATTCCCGCTGCGGGCACGCTCTATGCAGCACTATCCAAGATTTGGGGATTTCCATATGGCAGCGAGGTTGTCGGCACGCTAAGCGCGATTGATATTTTCCTTGGTGCGATTCTGGGTATCTCTTCCGCAAATTATTCGGGCGAAGGTACGCTTGAAATTCACGCTGATGCGGAAACAGATAAGGATGTGTATCAGCTCATGCTGAATGTTCCGGTGGAGTCACTGGCAGATCGTGATTCCGTGACCTTTAAAGTCAATAAGGATTCGCGGAATTAACATTTCTTATGATAGAGAGTTCATGAAAGGAGAAATCATTGGACATTTTAAAAATCATCGGACTGCGAGTTGACGAACCACAGGAACCCGAACGGGACGATATCGACTTGGAGATCGAAAGACTGACTGAAAAGTTAAAAGAGGAAGATCCGCTTTCGGAGAATTATCCGAAGCTGGCGGCACGCTTGAAGGGACTGTACGAAATCAAGGACAAGAAACTTGATACCGATTCAGTACCGGAGACGTTCTTTCAGAAATATGGTGAAACGATTCTGAAATGCGGATGCTCAATTTTATCAACAGTGTTGGTCCTTCGCTACGAGGATATTGTCGGACCGGTTCATTCTGTGCTCAAAAACAAATTGGGCCGCGATTGAACAATTCTATGAATATTTTGGACGGAACTCTCGGAAGAGATCGCTGTGAAAACACGGCATCTCTTTTTTTTTTCGCAAGGATTGCATATCCTATAATAGGAGGTGACATTTTATGTCTAGCGAAAAAATTAAAACCTTGGAGCTCCAACTGTACGTTGCGATCGAGTGCACTGTACCGGAGTCGGAGGTCGACGTTCGTAGCGAATATGGCGCACTAGTTGATGAATTGTTGGCAGATGTTTACTCAGGAAAGAGGGATAAGAAAACTATGCTGCGCATCAATCGCGCTCTTGAAAATCATAACGTTCGCTTTACAACGACGAAGAAACCGATGCTCGCATTACGATTCATCGATACGAATAGTGGAGAGGTTATGACGGATCATCGTAGACAATATGAACCCTAAACTAAAAAGAGCCCTTGTTAGGACTCTTTTTTTTATGCTTGATGTCGGGCATCGTATTTGTATTTATCTTCTATCGG